GTTTTAACGCCTAGCTGCTCTCCATTAAATTTATGAACACCGCCAGACCTTAAATTTTCACCTAAATCTTTCATTCTTTAAAAAACACCGAAATATGCAATTACAGTACCGCTTGCCAGGGTGAAAGCGGTCCACTGTCCGAAGATAGTACATCCCTGCGGAAACGTATTCCCGGTATCTATATCATTACCACTCCCGCTTCCGGTAGCTATAAAAGAAGTGCCGTTTGACGTTAAAGTTGTAAATGTTGAGTCTTCCAGGAATTGGATTGCCACAATCTGATAGCCCGATCTGACCGTTGTGCTGTCTTCAAAGACCGCACCAGCCTGTCCAAGTGCTATATTTTGGGCTTCACTTGTTGAAAATTTTGTATATGATGCCATCTACTTCTTCTCCTTCTTTTTGAGTTTAGCTTTGATTTTGGCTTTGAGTTTTACTTTTGGCTTCGCTTTGGGTTTAGGCTGCTCAACAATGGAGCTTTCCGGGTTTCTTCTATCTGACACCTCTACATACCCGTTGGCCTTTAAATCTTTCACTTGCTGAATCACCTTCCTGTGATCATTCTGATCCGAAACGCGCTTAACTCGTTTATCTTTTTTCCACCAATAATGAGCCATTGTATCTCCTTTATCATTGGGGGGCGGTTAAACCCCCCAAATGATTACTTCCAGGTTAGGATTAGTTATTTACGAATCTGTACCCGCGTTTGTTGCTTGAACTATCGATCAGAACCGTTCCGTATAACAAATCGGCGACGACTTTAGTGCCTAAAGCGTCAATCGAATATTCGGCCTGGGTTCTCACTTCTTGCTGAACTGCTATGGCCGCCGCTGAACGATGAAAAATTGCACCGCAGCAAACTGAGCCGCCAGTTGAGATAGTGTTGGACATATAGACGTTTATTCCGTGAAGTTTTCCGATAAAGCCTTTTGATGATCCGCCTTCATTCAGAACGCTGGTATTGCCACCCGCATCTGCTCTCCAAAAGTATTTGGAGATACCGTTTGCCGGATCAAGGATGTCAGCCATCATAGTGGGATTAACCACCAGTGAGCAATCGCCGTCCATATAAGGAATATCATTTTCCCCAAGACTTGCTAATGCCGCTTGCCAATCCGTTACCGCAAGGTTATCATCACCGCTTCCGAGTGCTACACTCACATTAAGACCGTCAAGGTCATCCCAAATATCCGCATCGAGCTGGCGGGCCAAGGCCTCGCCAAACATTTTGGTATATTTGGAAACCAAATCTGCCTCGGCCTGGATAGAAAGCACATCTTCAAATAACATCGCATTGTAATAATGATCTGTTATCGTAAGTGAACTTTCCGTTGTCGCAGTCGCGTCATAGGTTACCAGTGTATTAGCGGTTTTGGCTGTCGCCGATTTCAAGTCAATCTGCGGTATGTGTATGGTATCACCAAAACCTTTACCGTTGATCAATGCAGAATAGTCTTCTACTAAGCCTCTGAAGACCGTTCCTCTTTCAAAGTATCTGTAGATGCCGTCAGCCCATAACTCCGGTACGAAATCGTCCGCAGTTGAGGTTGTGTGAGCAGCACCTAGCATTCCACCTGTTATTGCCATTTTGTACTCCTAATTTATTTCCTAAACGAATCCACTATTCCCTGCCAGTTATTTCTTTTTTCCTTGGAGCTTAATTTCGTCCAGTCAGCTATGTTGGGATCGGTTTTGGCCACCGCTCTCGCATTACTGACATTGGGAATGTTGGATTTCTTGGTTATTAATTTTTCGTGAACCATCTTCAACGATTGCAAAGGCAGTTCCTTTAGTTCTTCTCTTTCTTCTTCAGAGAAGTCAGAAAGCAATCTTTCATGTTCAGCTTTCCTCTCAGCACGAAATACAGAAATTTCTTCATCCTGTGCGTCCAGTTTTACCTTTCGCTCTTCTGCGAGCGTCTGCCACTCCTGTTGCTCTTCCAGCGTTTTCTGCCGGTCAGTCTCTATCTGTTTTTTCAGTTGGCTGAGTTCAGCTTCTACTTTTTGCGATCTAACCCGATATTTCTTGCTTTCTGCAATCAGTTCCCCAGCATTGGGCTGTGCCGGCTGATCCTGGCTGTCAGTTGCCACCTCTTGAGCTTGTTTCGGCTGCTCTTCCGCTGGTGCGCTCTGCACCTGTGTTTCTTCAGACATATACTGTCTCCTTTACTCGCTACACTCTGTAGACTTTGGTTCGTGTTTTCAGCAGCCGCTGCAAATTCTTCGCAATCTGACTGGCAAAAATGTGAGCCACTGCCTGTTCGGCATCCGGCCCTATACTATTAGTTGAAGCGATGACACGCTTGGTCTTTTTGCCGTGAACAAGACTTGTCAAACGCTTATCATCATTCATTCCCCGGTCCTTGGCGATACTGTCGCTCTGAAAACCGTATTTGATAAATAATTCTCCTTTGCCAAACCGTTTTTTAGCACTGCTGCCCAAAAAACGAAAATTCTTTAATAGCTTACCCGTTAATGTCAGGTTCACCGGACTGGTCTGCTTGCTGATCTGCTTTTTAAACTCTCCATCGCGTTTCTTCTGGGCATAGACCTTGCTGTACTTGGTAAACTGATTACCATCAGCATCTATGCCTTTTAGAATCTGTCTCTTATGCGTTTCAGCAAGCGTTCTGCCAAAACTCTTCAGATCCCGATCCGTGAAAGCAATTATTTTCTTAAAATCAAACATTGACAGGAAACCATAAGTGACGGCAGTTCACTCCGCCCCGGAGCATAAAACCGTCGCTTTTTATCACTTTTATTTCTTTTCTGGTTAAAGGCTGGGCATTTAAATATTCCCGGCATACAGCACGGTTCTTGTCGTCCCTGGGACCATCGTAGCGGTACTTTGTGCTTGCCGGAAGATCAGAAGCCATCTGCGATACCACAGCTTGCTGATAATTGGAGAGCTGAGTTACAATCACATTATCCAGCCTCGGGACCGCTGACTTGATATTTGCTTTAATTAGATCTTCCATTTCAAACTTATCTAATCTGTTTAAGATCCCCTGAGCCATTGATGAACGCATTGTAGATGAAACATAACGACTTAAACTTTCTATGTTGTACCTTTGGATATTTTGCAGAGCCACGAGTTGTGTCTCTGTCGCAACCCCAAAAAACGGCAAATCAGCAAGAACAGTCTCCGTTGCAGCCATGTAGGCGTTAATTCCGGTAGAGAGGCCCAGCTCTTCAACAAAGTATTCCGCAAAGCTGAGTGCCGCGAGGATTGCCAGTATTTCTTCAAGTGAGAGTTCTTCATCTTCTAATTCCTGTGTATCGCTGATAAACTGCTTAGTAGCGTCATCCAGGCTGCCTTGATAAGACTGTATAGCATCGTCAATTGCTGCCATTAGACGCTAAAATATTCAGTAATCGGTTCTGCGGAGTTTTCTTTTCAGCATTCTCCGATTGCAGTTGTTCAAATCTTTCTCTGTCTTCTTTTGAAGCGTCAGGATTGTTCATATCGAACCAGTCCTGCTTGCTTGCAAGCCCAGTTTTAAAGCGCCAATCCCAGAGAAGCACTTCACTTTCCGGAGTCAAGGCGTAATTCGGCTCTAAGAAGTCCACACTGTAGTCTTCACCAACATCTGTGCCGGTTTCTACCTGGATAATCTTGCGGTCCACTTCATAACGCCGGTGTTCCCACGGCCGCCAGGTGTCTTCAGTCATTGCACCTCTCTCGTCCAAATTTTCCATTTCTTCAATGGCTAAGGCAGACGCGCTTGGCGCATTCCCGGAATTATCCCGTGCATACTTTGCTCTTATATGGTTGTTATTTAATGTAGTCTCCACTAAAAAACGTGTCGCCTCTATAATCTCTGTCAAACTCCCGCCGCTGTTGGTTACACCAAAGTTTGCGCCTTCAGGCAAATAAAGTATTTTATCCGTACCTATCGAAATACGGCTCGCGTCATCAATGCCTGAAACAAACTTTATCCCCATTGCGCCGTACTTGATGGCGATACTCAGCTCCAAAAGCGCTATATTCACCGCTAAATCAGTCTGAGCCACATCAATAGCGTTGCCAACATCGAAATCACGGATCGGAGGATAGCGGTGAGTAAACGTAACCGGCAAAACACCATATGGATTTATATCCTGCTCGTTCATAGAGACAATTTTAGAATTCTCATCAATTAAATAATGCCTCCCCGGGTGACCGGCACGGGCTTCAGTCCAGACTGCGTACATGGGAAAGTTTATTCTGGCATTGCCTTGGAACTCTATTGGGAAACATACTCCAACAGGCTTATCTCTCGCGTCACCAGCCAAAAATAACGGCTCAAAGTGAGATAAGATCTCATATTCCACCTTTTGCGTAGTCTCGTTCCACTTTGAGCGGAAAGCCATTGTGCCAAGAAGAAATGTCAAACGCTCCAGTAATCTGCGCTGCGCATTCAGGCTGTGAACCGTGATTGATTCCAAATAACTGTCTGATACTCGGAGGCGGGGAGGTTTCTTGTACGTCATTGCGCGTAAAGAGCAAACTCGCTTTGTCAAGTTGTTTACTGGTGTCACCGTCTGACGCAGAGTCTCGTTTCCGAAGTACTTGGCTACATAGGTATCAATATTGATTCCTTCATAGAAATCCATTAGATAATCACGCTCACGAGTACGCTGGTTCTCGATATAGCGCAATTTCTTCTTTAAAGCAGTGGTTACCGCTTCCTGTGACAAATCCGGAATAGTCAGCATTCTTCTACCTTCTGGAGAAAAAGACTACACATAGTCGATTACACCAGCCATCCTGGAACGCATTGGAAATAAATTCACCAGAGCGAAACGAAGTGCATCCGCTGCGTGATCAAAACGGCCATCTTTTAACGGCATCTCTTTTAACTGCTGCTCCTCACGATGCTCAGGATAACGGTAATTCTCGTAACTCTGGATGGATTCCACACACTTAGGAGCAACAAAAAAGTGCGGATCTCCGTTTGCATCCTCAAACCAGCGCCTGACATGCCCCACTCCGGCCACTACGTTGCGGGTAGTAGCGTCTTTCTTGTATTTCAAGAGCATATTCTGCTGTTTAAAGACATAAATATCGCTCACTCCGCTCTGAATCGATACCCCAGCTCCCGCTGGATCACAGTACATACCGTTAAAAGTGTAACCCAGTGATTTGATCTTTTTTGCAAAATCTTCCGTTTTGGTGTTCTTCATTGCGACTTCGTCGATTTGAAAAACAGTTGCAAGTCCGTCGGTGTTATGCTTGACCTGGAGAATATTCGCGTGACATGCCCTGTACCCGAAATCCAAACCGATATATGTGGGTAGAGACGGATCGTATCTGAGATCGTTCTTGATCTGCTGGAATCGGTTGAATGGGTAAACTTTCCCAGCAAAACTTGTAAACTCCGCCAGCACCTCCTGGCGTACAGTCTCATCCGTGAGAGTCCTGCGAAGCTCATCTAAGTCGTCCAGGAAGTACGGTGAAAGTGTGCTGGGGAACTGCCAGCTCTCCCAATCCGGATAGTCCGGGTCCGCTCCGCGGCGAAACAACTTCTCAAAATAGTTGAATCCCCTGGGAGTGGATGTGAATAATGCCCATCCTTTCCTGTCTGAAAGCGTGGGCCGTAAGTACATCTCATATGTATTCCTTGGTATTAAGGCCATTTCATCAATGATTAAGTAATCTACTCCCTCGCCATTTTATGTCTGCCCCCCAGCAATACTGCCAGGGGGCAGACCACCTATAAGCGAATCCGGAGCGTCAGCGCTCTTGATAGATATCTCGCTGTTTAATCCGGCAATCTTTAAGTAATACAAATCTCCAGAAATCTCTTTCTTGCTGTCAATCGGCAGCTTTAATTCTGTCATCACCATGCGCTTAACTTCCCTGGCAATCTTCTGCGCTAAGTTGTAATTGGGTCCGACTATCCAGCCACGGGTGTTGGGCGTTAAAAGCCAAGGCATGATCTCGTAAGCAGCCATCCAGGATTTCCCGGATCTCCTGCCCATGCAGACAACGCGGA